GATCTTCAGCGCGAAGCCATTACAGAGATTCGCAGGTTCTTCAAGGATTGGGAAGTTGATCTGCGGTCAGAAGGATTGATCGGTGATACTAAGGCTCTCAACAATCGTGTGATTGGCCTTGAGGATGACATTGAAGTTTACCAAGGACGCCTCGATGCCCTAAGAACACAGAAGCGTGTAAGCCCACAGCGTGTTGAATTTCTAGAGGCTCGTCTTGCTAGGAAACAAATGGAACTTGAAGAGATTCAAGATGCATTGCAGTTGGCTAGGGAAACCCCAGTAAAGCCAGCCAATGAAGAGGTAATGTTCCCTCGCTTCTGGAATAAAGATTACATCCGCGAGAACCGTGAGGCACTAGAGCAGATATTGTTTGATTGGTATCTGTCAAACCCATATGTGTTTCAGCGCAATGCTACCACAGGTAAGTATGAAAGAATAAAACTTAGCACCGATCCTGAGATGGTAATGGGCAGAGCAAAGAAAAGTGTGGATGAGATTCTTGGACTCACTGATGTTACCGATGATGCCAACGCTTTCTATGGCTATGGAAAGTCTAAACACTTCCGTCACCGTACTATTGATATTCCAAATAAACTGGTAACTGAGTTTATTGTTAAGAACCCAGTGACAGTCATGAAGGCTTACACTGCTCGTGTTGCACCTAAATATGAGTTCTCAAAGAAGTTTGGCGGTCGCAATATTGAAGAAGTATTAGACGACATGACTGATCGTCTATACGACAAAGGGCTAAACACTAGAGAAATTTTTGCCGCAAGGAAAGATTTCCGTCATATGTACGACCGTGTTGTTGGCTCTGTGTTGCGTGATCCTGATGCAATGAACCAAACTACTGCCAACATCATGCGCTTCGGTGCGGAATCAAATTATCTTGGGTCTGCTGGTTTCTCTACTTTGCCTGATGCGGCAAAGATTATTATGGAACATGAGTTGTCTACTGTTGGAAAGGCAATGCTGTCTCTGCTGGAGAAGGGACGCTTTACAGAATTGATGTCTGGCAAAGAAGGAAAACTTGCTGGTGAGATTCTTGAGATTGAGATGGGTTCTGCGCATATGCGCCTTGTTGAAGATACTCTTAACAATCCACTGAACAAAAGTATTTTGGACACTGGTCGTAATATTGCCTATACGCTAAACCTTCTTGCACCAATGACCAACATTATGAAGCGGCTTGAGTCTTTAACTCGTGGTCACACAATCATTGATTACTCAATCAAATACTCTAAGGGTCAGGCTTCTGAGTTTGAGATTCAATATCTTGCTCGTTATAACATTGATAAGAACATGGCGACTGAGATTGCCAATGCCCCTTACGATGTAACCAAGTCTGGTTTGTATCTGCCAAACACAGATGCTTGGGCTGATGCCATTCAGTTCCCAGCAACTAAGGCGGCTGTAGAGCGTGGGCCAACTGGTAAGTTTAAGGGCGACCGCTATGTTCCAGCGTTCTATCGCCGCAATGAGAATAAGATTTACATTGATGAGGACTACATCAAAAACACCGCTTTTCCAGCAAAAGTTTGGACTAAGCCAAAACTAGAAGGCGTTGAGCCTCTTGATGTGGACGCATTCAGAACGCCACAAGAATATGTCAACTTTGTGATGATGCATGAGATTACTCATACTAATGTGTCTGCTGGCGATCTAAAGATTGATCTGACAAAGAAGGGTGGCACTGCGGCTTATGAGAATGAAATCAATCGCATTGCTCTCGAAGAGATGCGCAAGCAACAGAAGGTGCGCAAAGAAACTACTCAGTCATTTCGCGAAGCAATGAATAGCGGTATTATGAACACTATCTTGATGGGTACTCCAGCAGACAAACCAATCATTACAGATGGTGTTGTTTACTTGCCAATGAATGTGGCTAAACGCTTTGGTATGAAAGAAGACGCTCAGTACACTGGTTACGCAAGAATCGAGAATGCTTTCTTAGGGATGCCATTCCAGTTTATGTCTTACAGCCTAGCGGCGGCAAACAAGATTACTGCGGCTTATTCTCAGAATCAAATTCGTAATCGTGCCGCAGGTGTGATGACATCATTGGCTATGGGTTACGCTGTTTTGTATATCAAGACTCCAGATTTTGTTTGGGACAAGATGACCGAGCGAGATAAATTTGCGCGTGCATTTGACGCATCTGGTCTTGCGGCATTGTACTCAGATATGTTCTATGAATCATTGGCTATGTCATCAGCCTTCGGGATGCCTGATATTAGCGGTGGATTGATTCAACCTAAATTCCCAGAAGATGATCCGTATGCGGCTGTAATTGGCGGTGTTGGTGGTGCTGGCCCCAGCATTACTTACGATCAATTCCAAGCGGCAAGACAGTTTATCAATGGCGAATATGGAGAGGGTGCAAAAAACTTTGTACGCGAACTCCCATATGCAAGACTTTGGTTCTTGCGCGACACTATGAATGAAATGACTCGTGGCTGGGCAAGGTAATGATGTCCGTTGCTCAAAAACTTTAATTGATGTAGGATGCAGACATGACTATTAACATCGCTGACAACACACCTCGCGTATCTTATAGCGTTGCCGAAGGAGTCACGCAGACATCCTTTACGGTTTCGTTTGAGTTTTTTGACGCAGAAGACCTAAACGTATATGTTGACGGAACGCTTAAGACACTCACAACAGATTATACGGTCACTGGGGGTGACGGTAACACTGGTTCTGTTAGCATATCTGTTACTGGTGCTAGCGGTGGCTCTACTGTTGTTATTACACGCGACATTGCCTTAGAGCGTACAACTGACTTTCCTCTCTCTGGTTCATTCCAGATTCAATCACTTAACACAGAACTGGATCGGATCACTGCTATTGCGGCTGACCTCGATGACCACGCACAGCGCGGTCTACGCCTTCAAGATTTTGATGCCGCCGCATCTACCGAACTGCCGCTTAAGGCTGATCGCCTTGGCAAGACACTTGCCTTTAACGCTACTACTGGTGACGTAGAGGCTGGCCCTACTATTGCTGATACCCAATCTGTTGCTGATGCATCGGCTGACATTGCAACATTGGCTGATATTCAAGACGGCACTGTAGCAACAAACGCTATTACTACAGCCGCCAACATCTCAAGCAATATCACAACGGTCGCTGGCATTGCGTCTAACGTAAGCACTGTTGCTGGAATCTCATCCGATGTGACAGCAGTAGCCGCAGACGCTACAGACATTGGCACAGTAGCGACAAACATTGCGTCAGTTAATACTGTGGCTGGCAATATTAGCGAAGTGATTGCCGTTGCAAACGATCTAAATGAGGCTGTCTCTGAAGTAGAAACAGTTGCTAATGATTTGAACGAGGCAGTGTCAGAGATTGAAACTGTTGCAACATCAATTACCAATGTTGATACAGTTGGTGCAAACATTGGCAACGTCAACACTGTCGCTGGGATTTCTAGCAATGTTACGACTGTCGCTGGCATCTCAGCCAATGTAACCACGGTAGCAGGCAACAGCGCGAACGTGACTACGGTTGCTGGCATCTCAAGCGATGTTACTGCTGTGGCGGCTGACGCCACTGACATCGGCACTGTGTCATCGAATATTGCTAACGTAAATACGGTTGCAGGGATTTCCAGCAATGTCACAACGGTCGCTGGCATTTCTGCAAATGTTACTACGGTTTCGGGTATTTCTTCAAATGTCATCACTGTGGCTGGCGTGTCATCCGATGTAACAACTGTTGCAGGTCAGATCAGCCCAACAAATAATATTGGCACTGTCGCTGGCATTGCCTCTGATGTTTCTACTGTATCGGGCATTTCTGCCAACGTAACAACTGTTGCTGGTAACACAACGAACATCAACACTGTGGCTGGCATTTCTGCAAATGTGACTACAGTTGCAGGGATCAGCAGTGACGTAACGGCGGTTGCGGCAGATGCGACTGACATCGGTACAGTTGCAACTAACCTTACTGGAACTGACACGATTGGCACTGTTGCCACCAACATTAGCAATGTTAATACGGTCGCTGGCATCTCGGCTAATGTCACTACCGTTGCTGGGATTTCAAGTGACGTTACTGCCGTTGCCGCAGATGCAACGGATATTGGTACTGTCGCTACCAACATCTCAAACGTAAACTCTGTTGGTGGCTCAATCTCCAACGTCAACACCGTTGCAAGTAACATCTCATCGGTCAATGACTTTGCCGACAAATATCGCATTGGCGCATCTGATCCGACAACGAACAACGATGAAGGTGATTTGTTCTACAACACCACAACGGACACGTTGAAGGTATACACTGGTACTGCTTGGGAGCAAGGTGTAACGGCTGGCTCTGGTTTCTTGCCTACAACTGGTGGCTCACTAACAGGCAATGTGTCCTTCGGCGACAACAACAAGGCAATCTTCGGTGCTGGCAGTGACCTACAGATTTATCACGACAGTTCTGCTGGCTATAGCGTTATCGCTGATGTCGGGACAGGCAATCTAGAACTTTTAGGCACTAACCTTAAAGTTCGTAATGCAGACAGAACTAAAACTTACATGAGTGCGACTGATGGCGGTGAAGTATCAATTGGTTATAATGGGAACACCAAAATCTCTACCACATCGACTGGCGCGAATATAACGGGCGTGCTGACGGCTGATGGGCTGACGGTTGATAGCGACAACGCAACTGCCACAATCAAGGCGTTTCAGCCAAAGTTTATTTTAGATGATGATAGCGCGATAGGTGCAGGTTCTGACAAACTGATAATTCAAAGTGTGTCAGGGCAATCTGATGGTGATTATGAGTTTGTTCTAAACAATGACCAGACATCATCCACCGACCAAACGGCAATAAAAATTAAAGGCAATAGCGACATCTCCTTCTACGACAGCACAGGCACAACACAAGGCTTGTTCTGGGACGCCTCCACACAGCGATTAGGCATTGGACGAACAAGCCCTAGCAACGCTTTAGATATTGAGGCTTCTAGCGCATCTCCCTTTAGAGTTGGCGGCTCAAGCAGTGGCGGCTCTGTCTTTCATCAATTCCGCAATACTGCGACTTCGGCTGTTGGCAATGGTTCTGGTTTGGAATTAAGAGCAAACACCACAGCGCAAGAACGGCAACTCTTGTATATAAATAGCGAATGGACTGATAACACAGACGCAACCAGAACATCAAAGACAAGATTTAATGCAGTTGATAACGGTTCTTCTTGTCAGCCTCTAACCTTTTTGGGCAATTTAGTTGGCATCGGAAATTCAAGCCCTTCAACTTTAGGGCATACATCAGCAGACAATTTAGTTGTCGGAACAACAAGCGGCGACAATGGTATTACTGTTGTTAGCGGTACGGCTAATACAGGTAGAATTGCTTTTGCAGATAGTGGCGATACACTCATCGGGCGTATTACTTACAACCATTCTGATAACTCAATGGGGTTTGGCACTGCTGGCACTGGAGAGCATATGCGGGTGGATTCATCAGGCGATTTGCTAGTTGGGAAAACATCGTCTGGTTTTTCAACGGCTGGATTGTCTTTAAGGGGCGGTGTTGATGCGGCACAGTTTACTAGAAGTAGCGGGCCTGCTCTTGAGGTGAATAGACTTTCTACAGATGGTGAGATTTCAGGATTTTATAAAGACACTGTAAAAGTCGGGTCGATTGGGACAGGCACAACAGACGCAGATTTTATTGTAGGCCGTGATGATACCTGCTTAGGCTTTAGAAGTGGGGCTGATGATATAATTCCTCACGGCGGGGCTACCCGAAGAGACAATGCTATTGATTTAGGAGACCCGTCATACCGCTTCAAAGACCTCTACCTATCAGGCAAAACATACATCAGTGATGGCGGTGCTGGCGCACCAGCCTATACCTTTGGCAATGACACTGACACAGGCATCTTCCGTCCAACTGGCAACCAGATAGGGTTTACAACTGGTGGTTCAGAAGCGATGCGGATTGATTCGTCAGGCCGTATGCTGGTGGGGCGTACCACGACTGTTGGCTACAAACTGGACTTACTTGGTGATATGCGGTCAGAGCGTTCAGCCGCAAGTGGAACGCATATTGTTTTTACAAACTCTGGTGGAAATAAAGGTACTATAACAACAGATGCATCAGGTACGACCTACAACACTACATCAGACATCCGCTTAAAAACCGACATCGCACCCATCTCAGATGCCACCGACAAGTTAATGGCGATGAACGCTGTTACCCACAAGTGGAAGGCAGACCCTGACGTTGATGCGGTGGTTGGCTTTATCGCTCAGGAGATGGCAGAGATTGTACCAGAGGCGGTCAGCAAGGGCGAAGGCGAAAATGATATGTGGTCTATGGATTATGGACGCATCACGCCTGTACTGGTAGCGGCGTTGCAGGATGCTGTAAATGAAATCAAGACACTGAAAGAGCGTGTCGCAGAATTGGAGGCTAAGTAATGGCTATTGATTTAGGGCCAGATGGCTTAACGCTTGGTTCAACGACGATTGCTGATTGGGATGACGTTGGCGGTGGAGCACCGCCGACAATCCAAGTATTCACAAGCAGTGGCACTTGGACAAAGCCAACTGATTGCACAAAAATTAAAGTCACTGTTGTTGGTGGCGGCGGTGGTGCTGGTGGCTTGCGTCACAGAGGTGGCGATGTCGGTCAAGGTTCTGGTGCTGGCGGTGGCGGTGGTGCTGGTGGCATTGCCATAGAATATATTGATGTAACAAGCGTTTCTTCTGTTACTGTAACTGTTGGTTCTGGCGGCTCTGGCGGTTATTCTACAGGTTCTGGTTCTGCTGGTGGAACATCATCCTTTGGCACATATTGTTCTGCAACAGGTGGAAGTGGCACTGGCGCAGTTGATTGTAGCAATAGCACTACAGGCAATTCTGGCGTTGTGGAAGGTGGTAGTGGCGGCTCTGGCAGTGGTGGAAACATTAATGATGAAGGTTCTAAAGGTGAAACAGGCATTAGGCCAGACCAAAATAGCGCACTTGGCGGTCAAGGTGGCACTAGTCCTTTAGGCACTGCTGGCGGTAATGGTCGTTTAACAAACGGAAACGGTAATAACGGAAACGGTTATGGCTCTGGCGGCGGCGGTACTAGATATGTTTCAAGCAACTTTGTTGAGTATACTGGTGGATCAGGCGCATCTGGAATTGTTATTGTAGAGGAGTATTATTAATGAAAGCATTAATATTTAATGATATCGTTGTAGATATTTCTCAGCAAGAGTTTGAAGTTCACTCGTCATTGACTTGGGTTGATTGTCCAGATGATGTTGAGATTGGGTTTGTTTATGATGGCTCATCTTTCTCTGCAAAATCTGAACCATCGCTTTCGGCTGAAGAAAAGTTAAATCAACTTCGCATTGAAAGAAATGGTATGCTTGCGCTAACTGATTGGTGGGCTATGTCTGACATGACAATGACACCAGAACAAACTGCTTATCGTCAAGCGTTGCGTGATATAACCAATACCTATTCATCATTAGATGATGTTATCTGGCCTGTAAAACCGTAGGAGTAGACACAATGGCTAACACATACACTTGGGATTACCCGCAACTTGACACAGCACCATCTGAGGG